CTTTCAACCATGTGTATGCGCCAACAGTTTCTGTTAGTTGGTCATTGACAACATTGTCTGCACCAACCGTACCAGAACGATATGCAAGTCCGTTAAACACAGCGTTGAAGTTCGAACCAGTCAACACGTCACGTTTTACAGCATCAATGATGTAACCAGTGTCGCGTGAGCACTTATCTGCATCATATGTGAAGTAAGTGTTTGCAAGATATGCAACAACTTCTTGTGCAAGGAAGTCACGGTTTTTCTGTAGTTGATTGAATGCGTTAACTTCATCAGTATTACCATGAAGGACTGCAACCGCATTTTCCGCTACACGAACAAGAGTGTGTACACCACCAGAACCGATGCCAACATTAACTTGAATTGTGTTGACATCTGGAACCCCTGTAATTGTCAATGGAGTTCTGTATGGTGGATCAGATGGACGTGGGTGTGAAAGTTCGATCAACCCGTTATCTGAATTACAAGTGAATGTAAAGGAACCTGGCATCAACTCTACACGATCACCAGCAAGCAATCCATGGTTCGGAATTGTTATGGAGAACACTCCAGTAGCTGGTACGTAAGAACCACCAGTCGGTGTTTTGAATTCTGCATAAGATGCGGGATCGCTATAGACGATAACGTCATCACGGATGCAATTTGGTTTTGCACTTACAAATGTGTGTGCACCAGTGTAACCACCAGCGTTACCAACATTAATAGTAAATGTTGTTTCACTTGCAGACTTGATCTTAATAGGTTTCTTGTTGAATGGGTCTGTCGCACGAGGATGTGTAATTTCGATAATTGCACCATTCGCTGCGGCACAAGAGAACGTCATGCTCTCTGGTTCCAATTCAACATAAGAACCAACCGCAAGATTGTGTACCCCAATGGTAACAACCATATCACCCGTTACTGGGTCATATACTGCAGTTGTTGGAGTATATGTATTCTTGCGTACTTCATTATAGACTGAAACTGCGTCTTCGTCAACACTATAGAACGTATGAGTACCAGTATATCCGCCTGCAGGGCCAGGATTTACTGTAATAGTTGTTGCATTTACCGCAGTGATTTCAAGTGGTGTCTTATAAGCTGGGTCAGTACGTCTTGGGTGAGCGATAATCTGATTGTTTGCACCACACTCAAATCTAAATGATTCAGGTGCAATCAAAATCTTATCATCTGTTGTTAGGTTGTGTACACCAAGAGTGATAACCATTTCACCAGTTACTGGGTTGTATGTCGCAGTGGTTGGTGTGTATGCACGACCAGAACCTTTCATGATGTGAATGATTTCATCAAATGCTGCGCCTGCAGTTTGAATTGCAGAACTGTCGTGAACGAGTTGTTTTACTGCGTTGTGTTGTGCAGAAACAAATGTGTGTGCACCAGCATAACCGCCTGCATCGCCACCGTTAAATGTAATGGTTGTTGTGTTTGCAGCAGTCACAGGAATTGGTTTATCAAACAATGGGTCGCTGACACGTGGGTGAGAAATTTCAACCGTGGCAGAAGATGTTGCATTAACGCAAGAGAATGTGATACCCTCTTTAGCAAGTTTAATTGCGTCACCAACCTGAATGTTGTGATTAGGAATAGTTAGAATAGTTTCACCAGTCAGAGGATCGTATGATGCATCTGTAGGTGTGTATTCCGCACTTGTCATGTCAGAGACAAGAGACTTCAACTCCTTAACCGCACCAACTGTTTCTGGCAACTGATCACCAACAACTTCACTTGCAGTACCGAAGTAATATCCAACACCAGTTTGTACTGAGTTGAAGTTTGTTCCCAATACCATGTCTTGCTGAACAGCTGGAAGAATGTGTTTTTGAATGTCACGTGCACACTTTTCACTGTCGTAGATGAAATAATTGTTGTCAATCCATCCCATCATGTAGTCTTGGATGTACTTCTTGTTAGCCTGTAGTTGTTTACGTGCGTTTCTCTTATCTACAGAAATCGAAGGATCATCACTGAATCTAATACCAGTTCCTACAACTTGAATTGAATTTTCTAGTGTTCTTTGATAAGCGTGAACACCGTTATATCCGCCCGCGTCACCAGCATTAAATGTGATAGTGTACGGTGTTACAGATAGAACCTGAGTTGCGTTTTTGAACAGAGGATCAGAAGGACGTGGGTGTGAAATTTCCACAGTCTCAAGAGTTGCAGTATTGGTGCAGCTGTATGTGATACCGAATGGTGAAATTTCAATAAGATCACCAGCTTCGATATTGTGCAATACATCGAATGTAACAACTGTTACACCAGTTGTTGGATCGTATGTTGACCCAATTGGAGTGTATGAATTTTCTGCAAGTCTAACCGCCTCGGCGTCAGCGCTTACAAAGAAGTGAATTCCTGTATAACCCTTGGCTGTACCAACCTGAACAACAATCGTAGTGTCAGTCACTTCAAGAATAGGAAGTGCTTTCTGATAGGCAGGGTCTGTTGTTCTTGGGTGAACGATTTGTTGTTTCGGAATACCACATTCGAAAGTGAAACTTTCTGTTTCAAGAACAATTTCTTGCCCTTCCACTAGACGGTGCTTGCCAATTTCGATTTCCATGATACCAGAAATTGGATCATATTCTGCAAAAGTTGGTGTATAAGTCTTGCGGTTTTCTTCCAACGCATCGATGATGTTATCAAAAGCACGATCTGCACGAATAGAACCGATTGCAGAGTTTTCATCGATGATTTCGTTTGTTTGTTCTTTTAGTCTCTTATATGCGGCAATCGTTTCATCACGTTGGTTGTTGATAACCTTTGCAGCTGCATTCATGTAATATGCATTACCTGCAGTAACTGAGTTGTAGTTGGTATCCAACAACATATCACGTGCAACTGCAGGAAGAATGTATTCCTGAGTGTCACGGCGGCACGTCGCACTGTTATATGCGAAGAATTCGTCGTTGTCTTCGATCCAGTCGATCAACTCATCTTGAATAAACGAACGATTGTCTTGAAGTTGCTTTCTTGCAGCAGTATATGCATTAACAACTTCAGTGTTTCCAACTTCTGTCCAGATAATTGGGTTCGCATATTCTTCTCCGTTTTCAAGAATGTTCAACAATTCGTCATAAGAAGTGTTTGCACGCTCAAGGATTTCTGTGTTTGCGTTACCAAAGATTGTTCCCAAACGACCCTGTAGATAACGGTTTGCACCCGCTGTTTCTTCGAGCTGTTCGCCAGGAACTACGTAAGAGATTGGTGAACGGTATGTGATACCACTCAAGCGGCCCCAATAGTTAGAACCAGTTTGAATATCTTCTGACAGTTTGTCAAGGATGATACCAGTGTCACGATAACACTTCTCTGAGTCATATCCTTGATATCCAAGACCACCACTTGTCGTATTAGACGTTAGGTAATCAACCATATCGTCAATGATATTGTTTGCATTTAGGAGAATTGTGTCACCGAATGCAGTATTTCCACCCGCAGTAGGGTCAATAACTGCCGATGTATCTCTAGGAGCATAGAAGGTTGTTGTTCCCTTCGCTCTCATAGAAATGTCACCAAACTGTGTACCAGAGTTGTTAAGTGTAAGTTGTCCACCGTTCAATGCATAGAACGCACAACGGGTAAAGATTGACAATGAACCGATACCGTTAATACCCGCACCATCTCTGGCGACATAGCCGAGACCGTTTTGAGTACGAGGTGTGAAACCGAATGTCAATACGTAAGTATAGAGTGAGTCTGGGTCAAGAACACGGCGGTCTGCAAGCACACATCCACCACCACGACCCACAAGCGGGTTCGGGAAGTCATCGATACCAATAACCGCAATGTTACCTGTACCACCAGATTCGGAAATGATTGTGTCACCTACGTTTATTTCACCCTTTAGGTTACGAACATAGATACGATTATCTGACGCAACGTCTTGGTCCCAAGAAACGTAACCCTGTGCACCAGAACCAAATACAATTTCATCACCTTCTGCAAAGGTGCCTGTGTGTCCTGGCGCCATGAAGATTTCACGACCAAGGTCGGCAAGAGTACCTTTGGAGTTAAATGGTTGTAGTGGTGGTTCAACATCCGCACGAAGGAAGTTCGACAACTGGGATGAGTCACGAATATATGGTGAACGTCTTAGTTTTGCGCCTGGACGATACGCAATCGCGAAACCGCCTTCTGGGTAGTCAAAGTTATCTACTTTCCAATTAGTGTAAGAGAAACCTTGTACGTAACAACCAGAACCAACTAGAATTGCGTTATTGAATTCGTAGCCAGGCAACGCTTCGATAACTGTTGCGTACTGTCCAGAAGTTGAAGTCAATGAACAGTCGTCTGGAAGCGCAACGCCACCCTTGGTATAGTAAGTGCCTGGACCACAAGAAATGTGAACTGCGTTGTTCACGTCATTACGGGAATAGACACCGCCTGCTTTTTCAAGAGCAAGTTCTGCAGCGCGTTCTAGTGTTCTTACGGGTTGTAAGATTGTGCCAGGGTTTCTGTCGTCACCACTTGAAGCTTCAACATAAACCTTCAACGCGGTTCTTGTTGTTCTGGAGATTTCATCAAAGAATTGACGATAAGTTATCTTCTCAGTTTCACCAGTTTTTACATTCTTGATTGCAAAATATGCATTTTCATCGATACGAGGTTCAAACTCGTTTGCGATATCCATATTGAAGTCAACAAGTTCTGGACGATTAATTCTTGAGTCATTAATGTCTGCATTTTTGACCTCACCACCTTCGAAGGTAGACTGAGAAATGCCTGTGTTGGACATAGAGGAAGAAGTAATTTTCGCATCTTGTAGAGAAATATCTGAGAGTTCACCAGTGAAAGTGCTGTTTGCAATAACAGAATCTACAATTAGGCCAGTATCAATAGTTGTATTTGTGAATACGTTATTGTTACCAGTCCCATCAGAGAAGTCTGAATTTGTGATTGTAAGGTTATTTGCGGTTGAATCGTAGATTTCACCGTTTCTGAATACGGAAACATCAATCTCAAAGTTTGTTGCTACTACGTTATTTGCAGTACCATCATTAAACTGTGAATTGGTGATAATTAAATTGTTCGCAGTAGAATCACCAATGAAACCGTCTGTAAATCTTGACTGATCAATTTCAAAATCGTATGCAAAGACATTATTTGCGGTACCGTCATTAAACTCTGAGTTCGAAATAATTAAGTTGTTTGCAAACGAATCTGTAATAATACCATTAGCAAAGGTAGATTCAGTTATTGCTATGTTGTTTGCAGTTGAGTCTGAAATACTACCATTCGAAAATGTAGATTCGGTGATTGTTATGTTGTTTGCGGTAGAATCTGTGATGACGCTATCATCAATAGTGGAGTTGATCAGAGTAACGTTGTTACCTGATACTGTTTCCATCGTACCGAAGTTGAATTCTGAATTAGTGATTACGAGATTGTTCGCAACGGAATCGTATAGTTCGCCGTCATAAAATACGGAATCTTCGATATCTGCGCGATTAATATCTGTGTCATTGACCGATCCACGATTAAACTCGTTATCGTTCATGACGTTGTCTCTGATTAGGTTATCAAAGATCGTCGTGCCACTGATGGAACCACCAGTGATTGTAATTCTATCGAAAATTTCGTACTGAATGGCCTGAACGAGTTCTCTTCTCGTAATGTTTTTAGTACCGTCATCGCCTTGTACTAGGTTAACGATGACAAATAAGTCTTCCGTCCTAGTATTAGCGCCGGTAATGGAACCTAATTCAGAAATTTTTGACATTATAGTCTACCTTGTAATGTTTCTTTTTATTTATTACAGACTTATCATATCAAATCAAAATTCATCCAAGTGATTTGCATCATCTGAATAAATTTTTTCACCGTTTTCCAACCGATCTACTTTTTCACTCAATTCCTTTATAGCCTGTATCAATAATGGTATTATGTTATCGTAACGGACGGCTTTGTGGCCTTCTTCGTTTATCTCGAAAGTGATATTTGGGAGAACTTCTTCCACTTCTTGGGCTACAACACCCGCCACTCTTTCGTTAGGCCTGTCGATATAGTTAAAAGTGTATCCTCCAATTGATTTTACTTTATCTAAAGCATTATCAATTAGTTCAAGGTTTTCTTTCAATCTAATATCAGAAATATTCCAGTTCGTTGCAACGTCACCAGCAAACAAACCGTCTCCAGTGACTGTTAGGTTCCCATTGATAGTAATGTCGTCGTCAAAAGAAAGACCTGCAACCCCACTTAAACTTCCAGAAAATGTGATGTTGTTTGCAAAAAGATCATCACACGTCACGTCATTGTCGAATGTAGCGTTGTTGCCAGTGATATTTTCTTCTAAAGCAATGTTAAAGGTTGACACCGTACCAGAAGGAGAAATAGAAAACTTTCTTTCTCCAGTACCAGTGTCAATAATGAATTCAGCATTGACGGTATCTTCCATACCAATGTCCCAAGATATCACTCCATCCGTATATCTTGTTTTACCACCAGCTGATGGGAAACGGAAAGTTGCACAGATTCCGTTGGACAACGCATTATGGATTGTTGGTGAACCGAATGTTACGCTACCACCATTGGTGTCTGCTTCGATAAAATCAGTCGCGACATTAGCGGTAATGAGAGAAGCGTTAAAGTTACCAACAAGTGTTGCGTTACCAATAGTCGTGTCACCACCAGCCGAAGCGGTCATCGCCTCAGAACGGATGATACCTGTTAATTCGTTTGTTTTGTCAAACCAATTTTGAAAGGTTTGAGTTACTACGATATTGGCTATTGACGGTTTTGCCATTACTTATTTTCCAACTGTTTTATTTTTTCGCACATTATACGCAAAGTCATTTGAATTTCATTGACATCAGACTGAAGTTTGTCTATCTTTCTATAATACATTCTTTCCGTTTTATATTTAGTCAGCGCAGCAGCATCTGTGTTCAATAGAGCACCAGAATGTTGATCCCTCTTCAGTGTGTCAACTAACTTTGTCATGTCAATGCAATACCTCTATAATCTTTAACGATTGGTACGTTGTAGACATTTGGTGACAACAATTCAATTCTTACAGCAAATCTTCTGAAAGTTTTATAAGTTGCACCAGCCCCACCGCGTGTCGTATATCTAAACACACCAGAACCATCTTTGTTTGCGGATGAAATTCGATATCTAAATTCACGATAATCGTCCAAGTTCAAAGAAGACGAATATGTTTCAACGCCTTCAAACTTTTCTAATTCGATCCAATCCAACTCATCGAAAGACTGCACGTCAAAAGTATTTTGCGCACGAATATAAGTTTTAATATCCGTTCCAATCGGTCTGTATGCAGAAAGAATTAAGTTAAAGTCTTCAGCGTCAAAGTCTTCTGCTAATTCTACTATCTTCGAAATGAAATTCGCAGTTTCGCCTGGTGTGTTTGTTATGTCATATTTATAGGCCAAAAGTTTACTTGTTTCAATATCAATAAACGGAGAAGAAACCAAGTTTCCACCGTTCTCCATGTTTACTTTAATCTCAAATTTCAAACTACCAGAAAGGTTATTTGTTTTACTATAAAGAATGACCCCACCTTTGTTGAAGTTGTTATTGTCATTAAACTTCATAGGCATGTTATAAGTCGAACCAAGGTTTGCAGGCGATATAAACGTACCAGAAAGATCAGTTCTTGTCTTACTGTTATTTACACGTTGGATAAATGGTTGTACGTAACTCAAATTAATGTTATCAATACTTACTATGTCTGCAGTAGCTCTAGAATCTGATCCAGTGATAGTGGACCCCACACTGAATACTTTACCACTTCTAACACTACTATTGTCAAGATACATAATTTCTGGTTCTATGATATCATAGTAAGAAAGTTCTCCAGCTACAACTGGAGTACCAGTCGCATTACTGTACGTTTGTGTTGCTGGTTTATTCGTTGTGATGGTATCTGCAGTAACAGCCGTAACACGGAAAATGTCTAGGTTATCTGTATTTGCAGTTTCATTAACTTTGATGAAATCACCAACAGAGTAGACCGTGTCGAAATTCGCACCACTTGTTCTGTTAATTGTTGTATTTGCAGATGCAATGCCGACAACTTGTGCAGTACCTGCATCTTGATATACAACTTCACCACGGTTGAATTGACCAGTGATATCTGTTACTGTAAAGAATTCGTGGTCTTTGTTAGTGAGTACGAGTTCACCTTGGTTAGCATTGAAAACGTGACGGTACAGTGTGAACTTAACGTCTTCGTCTTGGTATGATTGCCACGCACGGTTGTTTGTTGACGTGAAGAGAACACCATCACCCCAGTCTTGGGTGATAGGTCTTCCTTGTGTCGCGCCGGGTGTCAAATCATTACCACCAACCTTAGATGTGAAAATCAAGTAATCTGGATCATTTGCATCAGGCATCACGACAAAACAATATTCCTTTTCCAATTCCAATTGAACTGGAGCAGGGAATTCAATTGTAGTTGCAACACTTGCATCGTCCGAAATGTTAACTTGAGAAGCAAGAAGGTGAACTTTACCGAATGGGATTATTGTCGATGCTGGATAACCATTAATAACTTCACGCAACATAACTGTTACGCCGTTTACACCACCGCCGCCAACAAGTGTGGAAGATGATTTACGCTTGAAATACAAATCCAGTTTTGAAATCATTACGGAGTTACTTCCCTGACCCATACCTCTCTTAAGGAAGAAAGTCTGTGCAAGTGGGTCTGGATTGCGCCCGCGATCATTGTCATTATCATCTCTAGGTGGTGGAGGCGGACGGAACGTAACACTTCGATCACTTCTTGAAGAAGTTGTAATAGAAGTTTCCGGCATACGAGTAGACAAACTTGACTTCTCGACACTGAAGTTGTATGCACGGTAAGTAATTTTCGATTTAGATGTAGCTGCGCTACCAATTGTATCATAATTGTCGGTATCCGCGATTTCTAATACACGATCACCAACAAAGAAAGTATTTGGTGGCAATCTGAACACCGCACGAAGAATACCATTTTCATCTGATAGAACTGCAGCGCCAAATGCCCCATTACGTTCTACAGAAGTGACTGAGTTCGAAAGTGTGCCTGGACATACGTTATTATTAACCGATATTCTATCAAAGAAGAAATAATGACGTGTATTTGGTCTCAAACCTGATACATAAATCTTAATGTCACGAGGGGACATGTAAGGTTGGAACTGTATGTTAGACACAAAGTCACCAACTCTATTTGCTTCAGCACCTGATGTGACTTGCAACGATCCTATAGTATCAGTGAATGTTACAGTACCGCCATTCGCACGGGCACGGCGAATTTGCTCTTGCACGGCCGCACTGAATTCATTAGTGCTTAATCTTGCATCCGTCAAAGGAATAAATCTTTGAATGGATTCTGCGAAATCTACGAAAGGCTGCGTAAAGTCTATTTCTACTGGGTTGGTAGTAGTGTCATAAGTTGCATCGAACTCTGGACTAATACTTGCCTGACCAGCGTAATTATAGAAATTACTTACGCAGTTTCTAAAAGAAGTTGCATATGGTTGACTGATTACTTCAGCGTGTGCATTTCTGCTTAGAGTGCCCACAACAGGAACTTCTGTCAAGGACGGTGCAGGGAATACGGTAGAGTTTGTTGAAGTGAGATACTTAAGATCAAGGTCAAAGGTTCTCACCGAAGGCGTCATAACCTTTTTATTGAAATGCACAGCAGCATTATACTTTGGATCTCTTACGTTGGCAAGAGACAAGTTGTTAAAAGGATCAACAATAAATCCGTTTTTAAATCTTGTCAACCCGTTTTCGTCGAGAACTGTAAGGTTATTTGTCTCTTGTTCCAATTGGTTCAATGAAGTGTAATACACAAGTCTATCGATTTTTTCTTCGATGCTTCTGATATCCTTCATTGTATAACGTCTCGTGCCTTTTGGTTTTGCACGTACTGCGTATTCTCTCTTACCTTGTTCATTAGCTTCCTTAGGTGAAAGAACAGGAGCGCCTGGAACAAAGATTTCAGAAACAACCAATTGGTCGTCTCCAAGTAGAGGTGGTTTTGGACTTCTTTCCTCTTTACCTTGGATGTAATTGAATGTACCATATGAGTCGATAGTGATTACGTCATAACGTGGCAAGTAATATTCAATATCACCCGTTGCAAATTGTTGAACCGCAGGAAGTGTGTACGTACCTGTAAAGGTTGGAGGTTGACTATCAATGGTGTTTTGGATCGCCACAGTCATAGTAGGAGCAGTCGCAGGATTAGTTGCGGAATAACTCATTGTCGCTACTTTGTCAGCCTGTGGTCTAAAATCTAGACAATCTCTCAAGTTAAATTTGTTTCCAGATTCTGAAACATAAACTGGAATATCTTGTGGGTCAACTCCAGTGTAGGAATTGATTGTGTAAAAACTTTCACTTCCTACAGGAACACTCGTTTCAAAAACTTTAATTTGGATTGTCAACTGTTCATTGCCTGGGCGAGGTCTGCCTTGAATGTACTCAATTGACGAAAGACCATAATACTGATCTTTCTGATTTGGATTTAGACGGAAACTGTTTAGGTAACTCTTACCTGTACTATCAACAATAGAAACAATCTGGTAAACATCTGGGAAACCCAAAGAGAACCTAGTTCTTGTTGTCACGTGATCAAGTTTCAAGTAAGTTGTTCTAGGAGTTTTTTGACGAACCGTTGCATCGATTGCACGATAGTCATAGTAACAGATCACCGTGACACCGTCAGAGACCGCGCCAGGCTGCAAGCTTACTGTCAAACGACTATTCCCCAGAGAAGTCGCAGTACCCGTTACTGTAACACGTGTGCCAGTCGAAGTGATAACCAGAATGTTGTGTTGTGTCAATGCGAAGTCCGTGCCAGGACTTGCAGAAATTTCAAACTGGTTACTATTTACTGTAAAACTTCCTTGTCCTCTAATAGGTACGTTTAGATCGTCTTCTTTAATTTCGTAGAGGTAATTCATACCTGTGTCGAAAATAAGGGACCTCTTGTCGGTACCCTTAAGAGTGTTTCCAATAGTGATTTCGCCAGTTGTTGCACCATCAATTTTTGCGACATCTGAGAAGTCTTTACCTGCATTTAATTCAACGCCCCAAATGTAGGCGCGTGTAGATGTTAAGTTTGAGACAAAACACTCACCAATTTTTGCATTCGATGCGTCTAGAAGGTCTTGTGTAGAAGAAAGGTCGATATCGATGTGACCACTGAAAGCAGTTACATCAACATAGTTACCGTATTCAAAACTGATTGGTTGCGAAGTCTCGATTTCAGTAGTTGTTGGTGCTGCAATCTCGAAAGCTTGTGTGCCAATACTTTCTGCACGATAACCTTTTACATATGCTACACCCTCACCTATTAACGCTTCCAATACAGCAGTGTTTGCAGAATTTCTTTCTACAGTTACAGGGAAATCTCTAATGAAATAGTTACCAGACTCTTCGTATGTGCGTCTTGCCGTAACATCTCCCAAAACATTGTACTGTGATACATCTCGTATTTGTACAGCATTTCCGTTTTGATAACGAATTAGTGTGAAGAATGACGAATCAGCTTTAGCTTCATCTGGTGTTAATTTTGTGAGAATAGGAACCATCTGTAGACGATCTGCGCCAGGCGCATTCTCGTTTTTAGACCCATTGGCATTATCATACAAAGAACTGTCTTGTAGATAATTAACCAAGTTTTCCTGAATTCTAAAACCTACGTTTTGATCTGTAGGTACGTTGCTGTATTTTTCTACAACAAGGATTTGTTCTTCAACAAAAAGGAAATGTCCTTTTTGGAAAACGATACCAGGCGAAACAATTATACCAAAAGAGTCCCCTACTGGGACTAGAGAATTTGGCGCTACGTTAATCGAATCCACACCCTGTTCAACAGGAGTTAGTGGTTCTGTGGTTCCAGCTTTGTATTGGTATTTGTCAATACGAATAGTTTCACCCGCATCGAACTGTTTCTTAGAACCAGTCGTGTTCAAATAACGTATGAAAAATGTGTTTAGGTTTGGCGGTCTAGTTACGAAACCATTAGACGCAGAAATTACTTGGGCACTAACTTGAGACTGAGTACCATACAAGACATAGACAATGTCTACTTCAGTTTCTACACCACCTGTTGTATCAGTTGTCGTAGTTCTTCTACTGATGAAAGCCTCAGGACTAAAGTAAGTCGTGCCGTCTGCTTGCGCTTCACGATTGACCACTTTTACATATTTTAGGTCATCTAAACTCGTAAAAGTACACCCTTTAATGATGCTACCTTCTTTGAAGATATTATCCCCAAACTGTTCTACCTGATTTTGTAGAATGGTTTGTAATTGCGTGAGTTCTCGAGCCTGGACTGCAAACCCTGGCTTGAATAATACCCGATAGAATTGATTTTCTTGATCAAAATCATCGAAGTATGGTGCAACATTTAAGTCTGTGTTAATAGGCATCTACTTTTTTCCTTAAAATTCCATTACGAATTTGAACTCTTCTCTTGAGTTTATGGTTCTAGGTAACGCAAAAAAATCTTCCAAGAAGTATATTCTTCCTGATCTTTGTGTATAAGTCGGAACTACCACATTATTTGCTACTGGGGTATTTATTCTTATAATTTGTCCCGTTTCGTTACGTAGAGATAAATTCAAATTCAAAGAATTTGACGTATTTGGTTGGTTAACATACGGACCCATATACTCAGCGAGGAATATGGTGTTGCTTGTATAATCAATATCGTGAACTGTTGCCTCAAAAACCACTTGGTTATTACTGTCTACTTGTTGTACAATAGAATTTATAGTTGCATACGAATAATCGTTAGTTGTTATTGCAATACGATTATCAAAAACCGCTGGTGTGTTGTTTGCGGCAATTAAATCGTTGTTTGCGTCTCTGAATTCTGGATTTCTAACCAATGCAACAGAGGAATATGTGTTGTTTGCACCAATCAAAAGATTGTCTTCACCAGTTATATATGCATAAACTCCAAAGTGATGGCAATGGAACTCATCTATCAGGTTTTGATTGTGACCATCTGGTGGCGACAAGATAGCGCGAAGAATTGCACGTTCATCTGTTCTGGTTGGGTCTGTAGGGTTGAAATCATAAAGAGGGTCCACAACTCTTGCAACAATATTGTTGTATCCAGAACCACGATTTAGGAGTGTGACACTTCTAATTCTTCCTGTGCTGTCGATAACAGGAACGCCGGCTGCGCCTGATCCATCACCATCAATTTTTATTTTTGGTAAAATGGTAAATCTTGTGGCGCCGCCTGGGAATATGTATTGTGTGTTACCAGAACCGTCTACGATTGTGTCAAAAATTCTGTATCTGCCAGTTAGGCCTACGTCCGTACCAACTCTTATTTCTATACGACCGTTTGCAGTGTTGTAACTATAATAAGTTATGTCAAATAGTTCTGAAACGCCCGTATTCTGATTTACTGCATAAAGAGTTTGACCATAGTAATAGAAAAATATCTGACTAATTGAAGCATTATCTGGGAGACAAATTATTGAACCAGTGTTGAATGGGTTTTCAAAGAAAGAACCTGTGGTTTCCCTATACCCGAAGTTATCGTCTGCATTTGTAACAAAAATGTCGGAAACGTTTCCACCACCTGTATTAGCTACAGGGTTCACGTCAAAGGAACCCCTCAGAGGAATGTAACCCAAAGAATTGTACGCATCAAACTCGATTTCAGTTAGATTGTACATATACTTCCACAAATATCCATCTGCAGTTTGATAAATTTGATTGTCGGTGTTTGCATTCCACGCTGGAGGCGAGGTAACCTTTGCCCCATCATTGTTGAACAAACATTTGAAGATTCTATAATCACCAGTATCATTGACAGTAGGACCTACTACAGCATAGAAGTTTTGATCTTCTAGATTTACTGTATCGTCGTATTGAGTGTATACTCCATCTCTTTGCCAAGGGTAATACTTGATCATGAAATGAACATCGTCATTATAGACTTTTTTGCCAAACAAAACTTTCTCTAAGAACTCATTCTTAGAGAATTGAGAGTTTTCGGAATCTAATCTATTAATTCCAGACACCATCATATAATAGTTGTTGGACAATATGTCTTCAACAAACAATCTAGTGGCATCTGATTTAAAGTCTGTAGTTAGAATTTCGGGCATAATTTCTCTCTATTCATTTTTTCATGTTTAAGATATTTATTTGTCTATCCCACACGTATTTTTCTACGTGGGTATTGTTGTTTTGTAGAAGAATAGTCGTTATAGTGAAAATTGTTTTTTACTGTAGAATTATATCTGGTTCTTGTGTTATTCGTTATGTAGTACGGAATAAACACACGTTTTGTGGTTGAACCATAAAGATCACTCAAATCTGATCCACCATTTTGAAAATCATTTTCATCAATTCTATTCAAGGCAGAAGAACTGTACAATCTAGCTGAAGTGAAGTTTCCTGCTGTAGGTACATTCGTCCAGTCAAAATAATTTTCACTTACTAAACATTCTTTAGCCGATTTCTGCATAAGATCAAGTAATTGTTGTTGAGTCGGATAATCACCACGTGTTTCGTAAAACCAATCTACAAACAAGGCTGCTGCGCCTGCAGTCCATGGTGCAGCACAACTGGTACCACTAAAATATCCCCATTCACCATCAGGCAAAATAAAAGTGGGGTAAGAGGTCCACGTGAACGCACCAAACCCCCATATGTCTATGTACTGTCCACGGTTGCTATAGTCGTCGCCAAGAGGGTTTCTGGTACTGTGTTGACATGCGCCAACAACGATTACATTTGAAGACGCACTTGTTCTACTTCTTGACGGATATTGCGTATATGGACCAGCTGATCCTGTTACAGGACTAAACGTGTAACGACCATTTCCATCAACATTAAGATCGATATAATTTATTGTACTGTCAGTTACAATCGTTGTGTCCCATCTTGGATGATTGCGTTTGACGCCGACGCCTCCGTTATTGCCTGCACTTTTAAAATGGTATATACTACCATCTGCGACATAACTCGCCAATGTCACATCAAACGTAGTGTCGAAGAAGTTATTGGGAATTGGTATGTACCATTTATCTGTGGAATCAAAAGGATCATTCAAAACCCTTGGAGCAATGCCTGCGTTAACGAATGCACTTAAGTTACTACCCCAACCGCCGCCAGGCCTGTTAGTTATTGTTTGGTTTCCTTGATCATCATACGATGTTATTTGTGCAATCTCGTCAACCCTAATTGCAATTTCGTGGTCAACTCCACCATAACCCCACGAGCCAGTGGTTATAGTTGCATTTCGTCTTCCTGTCGCGGGATTGATAGGTTTGTTTTTGTGCCAGTTCAGAACGGCGTTGTACACAGAAGTTACACCATCACCAGAACCACCAATATAAATCACTCTAAGACTACTTACCTTGGCCCAACCGCAGATCAAACCGCCAGCTGCACTTAAAACGCCTATCGCATGGTCTGAAAGATAATTTGTTCCGTTTGTGACTTGAAGGTTTGCAGACGCAAAAATAGAACCCCACAAGTTCCAGTCCATTTCAACAAAACGACTCGCAGCCGAATCATCCAATGCGTCTGGATGATTGACCCAAACGTCATTTGCAACTTCTGGAGTACCCGCTTCAATAGCTACAATATCAACGTATTGTCCTGCATAGTTTTGACTGATTGTTTGGTTTTCGAGATATGCGTCTTCACCACCGAAAGGTGGACCACCACCTTGGAAATATCCAATTGGGCCCGTATTAGCAGTTATTTCTTGGTCACTTGAGAGGAAAAACCCCGTGGATGCATATCTTGCACCCTCCAGTGAAACAGAATACCTTGTCAAATAATGTTTCGTCATTGACCTCGGAACAGGAGAGTCTTCAATCGGCATGTCTTCTTTTTCTACTGCAACGATGCGTTCGCATTTTTTTAGTTTTTCTGCTTCCTCTTCAGTCAGCATCATTGCAACAACACCATTCAATTGAGGAAGTTCATCCGCAATTTCCATACCGCAACAATCTTCTTCAAGAACATGACTTTGCATGTCCCCGGCGCATAGAACGATGTTATATCTTTGTTTCATACCTTATTCTTCTAACTTTAGGCCAGTCAAAGTGACGGCAACTGCGCTGGTACTTCCTGACAAATTTGTTACTCTTACAGGAATAGTATTACCTGTTTCGACAAACCCATAAACTCCTGGCGTAATTAGGAACGTGTTCGCAGCAGATGAAATAAATTCTGCGATGACACCAGTACCTTCTATTGGGTCCGTACCTTGAAGTCTAGAATTATCAGCAGTTCGACTACTAGTGTCTGCATATATGCGAACCCAAGATGCACGATCTACTGCAATTTTGTGAAGAACGTAAGAAATGCCAAGGTTTCCAAATTCAATATCTGCAGATGCGTTATCCGCAATGCTCGTTGTAGAAACAGCTTGAGTAACACGTGTTGGTGTAAATCCACTAACACCACCACCAGAAGTGTTTGCAGTAAAGGTTATCGTATCGGTAGTTGGGTTTGTTGTGATGGTAATACCAGACCCAGCCACAAGTGTTAACGTATCTGTTGTGGTCTCTGCTACAACATCTGTTTGTCCGCTGACTGCAATTGTACTAAAGGTGTTTGATGCAACGCCACCACCACCGCCACTGACTACTGTTTCAAAAGTGAAAGTTCCGTTACCATCAGTCATCAAGACTTGACCGTTTGAACCATCCACAATACCTAGGTCCAACAAGTTTCCTGTGTAAGCAACATTCGCAAGACTGTCAGCATATGACGTAACATCATTATTTGCGTTATCTGTTAAAAGTTTGTTCCACTTCTGGTGAGCATAATATACCGCACCAGTAGAGTGAACATGCGCAATACACCCATGGTATGCACTTGGGTTTAATGCATAAAGTTCAGCCTCATCATTCAATAAGAATGATATTGGATTATATACACCCAAAACTTGAATTGCATTATTGGAAACCATATTGAGTAGGGTATTTGAACCAACACCACCAACTGCACGATAAACTTCATCAAAGTTATCGTTAATTTTGTCCATAGCTGTTCTTAATGGATCGCCCGTTCCATCGTTTGGTACTGAACCAATATTAACAGTTTGTTTTGCCATTCTCAGACCTTCCTCGGAGTTTTTAAATTATTTATATTAACCCAATAACAATTATGTCGTTTTCTGTTATACTGACGAATCATTATCTGATGTGATCAAAATTTGATCCACATAGATATTGTCCATGTCAGAAGTAAGATTTGCAGTATTACCGATATCCAATGGTGAAGTTGATTCGCCATCGTCGTTAAATATACGGATAAATCTTTGTTTCACACCATTAACGTCTGGTCCAGCTCTAAACTTACGATTGTAGTAGAATTCACCAAACAGTTTTGTACCTGCAGTGTGCATGGTGTCTTTGAAGAAATCCTCGTATTGAGGAAGACCCATCATGCTACGAATTTCATAAGAGTATTCTTGATAGTAATTTGAGTCTTGAATTTTCATCGAAGAATCAAAATATGAATAGTTATTCGCACCATCAACTCTATAACCATTTAGGTGAGCTTCAAAATCAGACCAATAACCCTCTGTCACACCTTGGGAATCAGCTGTAATTGTTCCCCTAGCTACTTGAATATTATTGTTTGCAAGATAACCAATTTCGTTGGATGTGTATCCAAATCCAGAGTTGAAAATTCTGGCTTCTTTAATTTTACCAATCGCGAATTCTGTTTCTGCGTCGATTACTGCGTTATCACCAAAATTTCTAGAACTGTAGTCTGTTTCGACACCTAGAACGTTGAACACATCATTGTTTGGTCTTACAATATTGTTTGAACCACTAAATCCATAATAAGCATATGGAGTTACTGTGATGTAACCAACTGATGTGTTGATACCACGAACAATACCCTGAACAGAAGTGTTGGCTTCTGAAATGATTTCTCCAATGTTAAACGACCCTGCAGATGCAGGCGTTGTCAACTGAATAATTTGATCTTTGCGTTCAAAGATTTTCATTTGACTGTCTTGCGCAATTGCAAACACGTCATTTGTATAATTGATGCCTGGATCAATATTTCTGAAAATATCAATCGCCCCAATATCGAATGGAGTCAAGTCAAATGCTTCATCCAATGGCGTTGCAAGATTAACTGGGTCTGCAACTCCAGACATAGGTTGTGTCGCAGGCGGATCATTGTAGTTTGAAGCGTTGATTGAAACAAGAAGGAACGGTTGTATAGGGTCCGTTATCAGCGAGACGGTTTCGATGTTTCTAATTACAGCTGTAACTTGAGTGTTCGCATCTGGTGGACTACCATCTGGATACAGAGGTCCAGGCGAACTAGAGTTCTTATTTGTGATATTAATAAAAGCAATATCTGTATTTGAAAAATCTCTACGGCGTAGTTGTGGTGCTGCATTTGGGTCGAATGTATCTCCATCATTCATCTTGACGCCGATAGCGACTTCGCTGAAACCAGTCAAAATGCCTTCGTTTCCAAATCTGTCGCCGATTGTTTCACCCAACTCCCACTGAGTGTTCACTGAAGCCGTATCAAGGATGACAACTTGGTCACTGACAAGTAGTCTTGTGTTTTCTACTGTATATCCGAAACCACCATCGATAATTTCGTATGCGATTGTGCCAGTAATCTCATCTGAAATTGCTGTAACAATTGCACGACCGCCGTAACCAAATTCACCTTCCACATCAAATAAATCACCAATGTTATTATTGGTCGTCGCAAAAGGCCAAGCTGTGTCAATGTCTATTCTAACTAGAGAACCATTGACTTTTCCAAAAGAAACTGTTTCCCCATTAATTGTGCAAAGAATATCATCATATTTTATATAACTGCCTTGCAAGTTATCGATGTAAATAATAGGTGTGATAATACCATTCAAAAGAATGAAATTGATTTTATTTACAGACGACTTTGCACCAGAGGTCGAACCATTAATGTTTCTGCCTAATAAATCAAGGTATGTGTATTCTTTATTTGATTTGGAAATAAATTTCTTTTCGATGGTATTTGGAAACATCTGCAAAAATGTACCTGTTCTCCAATTAGATGAAGAAGTTTTAAACATTTTTTGTGCAGGGTAATAAACTTCGATATCCTCTTGATAGAAGATTCTGAAAAACAATTTAATACCTTGTTCCGTACCCTTTGATCTGTACAGATCCATAATGTTTTTTACGACAAAAACAACCTGATCTTCTTTTAATGGCAGACCCGCAAGAAATTTTCTTTGCCAATGGATAACCATGCTACTTAAAGTAGAAGAAACATCACGGTATTCGAATATTCTACGAATGTTATATACTGATTGATTTGTTTCCGTTTCTAGGAACGTGTAATAATCTCTTACAAGTTGAATTAATTCTGGACCATACTCCTTATACAGCGCAGGAAATTGCGCATCAACAAAGAAGGATACGGTTTTAAGAATTTCTGCCTGATTATAAGTTGCCATTAGTAATATCCACCACCTGCTCCACCCGCAGAACCAGAACCGCCGACACTTGAACTAACTACTGAGGTGCCAGCTGGTGCGACCACAACCACTGCTTCGGTGCTGTTTCTCGTTGTGGTAGTCGTTGATGTTTTCACTCCATCTACGTATACATTGACACGAACATCTTCATCGCGGATTAAGAAAACTCTACCTTTTGGTGATCTAATATCATCTTCTTTTGTGTTTGCATAGATTTTAATTGCAGCGCCTGGGTAACTTTCTGTTTCGAAGTTAATCAATTTTACCTCACCAGTAACGTAATCCACAGTACCCGCATTTGGGTTTACAATCTGTGGGTTTGTTCTGTCGTCTGTCACGATTTGAATATTTCCACGACCATCATCTTGGAAGAAGACACAAGTCCCGTTTTGATCAAAAACACTACTTACGATAGCTGGTTTGTAATTTGCAAATCCTGTGGAGACAGAATAAGCATAAGGACGTAGAAGTTCTGTACCAAATCTGAAGCTTGGATTAGAGACGATGTTAATTGTTGGCGAGAATTCAATTATAGGTTTTGCATCTATTGAATTACTTTCAATCGCAGTATCGATATCATCGATTTGTTTGGAAAGTTTAGACAAACGCAGGATTGCTCCAAACGTATTCAAATTGGTTAAAGACCAATTTTTAATTGTGTTGCGTACTAAAGTTTCAATCTGCCCCGCAGACTTTTCTGTTTCTTTAGAAGTGTAATAAACATTAACCATCAAGTCTGCATACAAGAAGTCAGTCTTGACAAAGAATGGTTCAATAGTCAAGGGGGTGCGTTCTTTTAGGAATTCAATATAAGAATTTGCAAGTGTCTGAGAAATTAATTGTGCGTTGTCGTTTAGATAAACGCTAATTGCTACCTTACCAAACTGTGGAGGATCAAGCGCATCCCCACCGAATGCTTGTACTGCCGAGATTTCGGGGAATTGTTGTTTCAATAGAATTTCATAATCGTTTGTCGTGATTGCACGATCTTGAATTTGTAAAGCCTTTGGTGCATTGAACTTAATACTATCAATAGTTTCTCTTTCTGCGCCACCAGCTGCTACTTGAACTGTCGTTACTGTAATTTGAACATTTGGAACAAAAGAAGTTGTAAATGAGTTCGCACCGTTAGGTTCCGCACCACTACAAATTCTATAACGCACTTTTACGTCTTCGAACTCAGAAGGTTGAAGTCCAAATATGTTATTTCCAAAATAAATGTTATAACGATTGTCGAAGTAAGGTTCGATGTAGAAAACAGGGTCTGTCGGTCCTACACCAAAGATGTTTGTTCTGTACTGGAAGACATTTTGGTCTTCAGTCGCTTCTGCATCGATGAAACACACGATAGAATCTGTATCAACTTCTGGGTTAGAAAGTGCAACTCTCAATACACCATCGTCGTCAACCAAAAACCCTTCACGTTCAAAACTTGCTAACATTTCACCTTCGAAGATTTCTACCTCGCCGGTTTCGAAAGTAGTAGGTCCAGTCTTTCTCGCAACGTAAGTTTCGTTTGTCACGAAATTATAAGTTGTACCCAAATATGTCGTTGTGAACTCAGTGTATGTTGGGATTACCACTGTTTGATCTGTAATGGTTCTTTGAGGATCGTCAATACGTATTCTGACAACAGCCTTTGCAGACTTACGTGAACGAGGAAGGTAATTGAGTTCTTTAGCATGTGACACAACGCTATTGCGCAACATTGCAGAGTCGAGAAACATCTCGTTAATTGCCATGTTGGTATAAAAGTTGTTGTGGTATGTGTTATATGCAAGAACATCCAACAAGACACTCATGTTCGATCCTTCAAAGTTGTAATCTTTGAATTGAGTTTGGGATCGTAAGTATGCTTTTAACTGATTTTTGACTGCTTCAAAATCCAGTTCAACTATTGGTGTTGGCGTTGCCATTATCTTGTCCTCTCTAGTATCACATCAAGTGATATTGGCTGTTCTCTATTGTTTATGTAGAACAATACGTTGATATATACTTCGTTTGCATCAAGTGAACCAGATACGGTAACATCAATAATGTCAGCACGAGGTTCGTAAATTTCTAATGTTGTTCTAACACGATCTTTAATGAGTTCCAAAACAGCAGGCGTCAAGTTTTCAAAAAGTAATTCTTTTAATCCCGCCCCCAGATTGGGTTGCATTAAACGTTCCCCACGGTCAGTCATCATGAGATTACGCATAGCTTCTTTCACTGCGTCCTCGTCTCTTGTAACCGCAAGGTCGTCTGTCAAAAGATTAAGTTCCAGATCTTTTTTAAAATCTGAATACAGACTAATCTTTTTTGTTTGTGGCGTAAAAACGTTTAATGTCATTTTATCTTTCCGTTGTATCTATATGGATGCCCCAACTGTATTGTTTCATCCACTTGAATCCACATCTACTTGCATCATCAATAAATTTACTTCTACTCCAGTTTCCCCACGCCACATCAACAGCCTTACCAAGAAGGTGTTGGGAGAAAAACGCTACCCCATAAGTCCAACCCCTTCCTTCTACGTATGTACCACGATCTTTTCCTTGGGCTGCATACCTTCTTCTAAGTTCCGCTTGGTACTGTTCGCTTCTATATCCACTAAGGATGGTTAGTTTTGCACCAGTCAATGCTTGCAATTGCATCAATCTAGCTTTAGTATCTTGCGCAAGACCAGTCCATCCTAGTTCGCCCATACCAGAGGTAAATTCAATTCTTGGATCATTACCGTCTTTAATTTGATCCCATGTAGGTATTCCATCAAAATCAGCTGGGGTTGGTGGTGGTACGTTATTTGGTGCTCTACCTGTCGGAGTGTGGTGTTGTGTTGGTGTAGTTTCTTCAATTTCACAACCCGTATAAGTGTCTGGTAACCTTTCGATGCGATCAACATCTGCAGTTCTTACTTCATCTTGTGGGTTTGGTGATCCTTCTCCTGCAACTGGGGCCGGTGCTTGCCATTGTTCTCTCATTCTATTTATTTCTTCTTGTCTAGTTTGACTATCAAAACGAATCGCACCAGCTGCAACTGC